GTAATTGAACGGGTAAGTCTATTCGTGTTTTAGTAGCTTGTCTAAAGCTTTGTTGTTTGTAGCAGTCGTAAAGGGCAGTCTCGACCTTATTAAGTCGGTTGTCGGTATGCCATAACCAAAGGCATAACACACCTGTAACGCCGTACTTTTTAACTATGGTTACAAACTCAGTCACTAGAATACCATTATAGCATTGTTGTACCCGTTGTCGTTGTAACGTTGGCCACAACGTCCCCAGCAAGTCCCCACGCAGTCGCAAGCGTCAATCTGTGGGCGTAAGTCCGTGTCTTTATTCGTTTGGCTAGTGAATTGCGGGTAAAGGTTTTTATTAGCTAGTAGGTATTTAATTAAATGTTGTTCGTAGAAACTAGCTTTTTGTGCGTAATGCTCCATTGAAAAAGCAACCTCAGCACGTGACACGCTGCCCGAGTAGTCGCCAAATTGCGTTTGAATACCTTTGTTTTTAAGTTGGTACGAAAGACCAAATACAGCGTCTTCTGCACTTCTCCACGCCACAACAGGTTGAATAAACTCTACAAGCGTTTCTTCGTCGTTCGTCAAAGTCTGCGTATTATAAGCGTTTAAAAGGTACTTATAAAACGTTGTACCTAGAATTGGCTGTACTCTAAGGTCCGACTGCGTAGCAATGTATGGCGTTACGTCTGTTACGTCTACGTTTGCCGTAATAGGCGTGTTCGTCTTTAGGTATGTTTCAGTTATGAAGTAAATCATTTCTTAAATGTTTGGGCGGGTTGTTGTGAAGCTACTACGTCGCCACCTTCGACGGGTGGTAAGCTTGCGAGGGCGCGAACTTCGTTCGGTGTCATGGTGTCCAAAACTTTTGTAGCCACAAGCGGACTCATTGCGTTAAGTGCGTCTTGTGTTTTTGATGCGTCGCCTTCTACTTCTACAATTGTTTCGTTAATAATTTGGAAATTCTTAATAGTAAAGTCGGCTTTGAGTCTAGAAATGTTGAGTAGTTCCTGGAATATTTCGGCAACCATTTCACGCAACGGAATAACTACGTTCTTTTCAAAGATTACGTAAGCTTGTTTGATGTCTGCGCCACCGCCTAAAGAACCCGTCGTTCTTACACCCATTAAGATAGGGTCGATGGTATGGGCAAAACAAATTTGTTCCGTGTTCAGCGTGCTAGCTTCTTGAAAAAGTTTGTCGTTTTGGTTTGTAGGTATGCTTTCGATTTTAGGCAATTGATCGGCTGAGTTGGCAAAGAATGCCACACCTTTACCAGCGTTGGCCGCGCCTTTCATTCTGTCGATGGTGTCACGTAGTACTTTCTTTTCTTCTTCGCTTTGCGGTCTCTTAGGGAACATCATAGCAAAAGCTGGGAAAATACTATTTTGAATGTTCGACTTTGCAAAGTAGCTAAGTTCACCCGACAAAAAGGCGAAGTTTAAAGCACTTGAATACTGAGGTAATGAATAATAATCTTGACCGATGCTAGGTAATTCGTAGCTATAAAGCTGGCATCTGTCCGGGTTAAGCGGGTGGTAAGGCTTTACTTCTACGACATCAATACGTGAAGCCCAGTCGTCGCACAAATAGTAACAAGTCTTTGTGTTATTTATACGGACTTTTTCGGGGCTTACGTTTTCGATTTTATGTAGTTTGTTTTTGTCGTCAAAATGCAACTTAAAGTAAACG